AACGTGCTCACGGCCATGACGGAAGGCGATCTGCCCGACTTGCCGATGGGTGTGGTCTGGGGCGAGGAAGGCGTGATCAGCGCCGCCGATGCCATGACGGCCACGGACGGCTCGGTGTTCCAGGTCTATTCCGCTGCCGGTGATGTGGAGCCGGTCGATCATGTCGCTGCCGTGCTGGCGAGCCGCAGCCTGCAATACGTCCCCGACCCGGAACTCTAACCCCACGCCCCAAGATCGAAGGTACTCGGTCAGTTTAGCTGACCCAAGCCCACTTCCGGCGCTTGATGATGCTGAACACTGTGGACTCGCAGACGCCGTAGACCTTGCCCAGTTCCTTCGCACTGGTGCTGGGGTAAGACCGCCGGATCGCTCGCACCTTGTTCTCGTCAAGCTTTGCCTGAGGGAAACGTGTGCCTTTTGCCACGCGTCCTTCTGCAACGCGAACGTCAACGTTCTCTTGGATAGTGCGCCAGACCAGGTGTCGAGGATTGACGCATCCGCCCTTGCCGTTTGCACAGGTGAAGGCGGCTTCGTAGCTAGGGTCAGGCGGCGCCCCATGCGCGCGCTCGCAAATAAGGCGGGTGACGCTCCTGAATTCGTCGTCCACCGTGACGTGGCCGGCATAGCCGGCCTCGGTCCTTCCGAAAGGCCATAGCAAGCAATTTTCGGTGTCGCTCTTCAGTGCGACTTCTTCGATGAAGCGCAGAGGTTCGCCGCGCTTTGTAGTGAAGCTTTTTGCCTGAACTGGCCGATCAAGCGGAACTCCACGCGTCGACCGCATGTAGTGCGTCTTGCACATGCCCTTAGCATCGCTGGGCCGATTGCAGCCGGGCACTGAGCAGGGTTTGGGCATCAGTCGGAACTCCTAAAGCGTTCCGTTTTCGTACCATGAGTCGATATGCCCACAACAACATCTGGGGCGCGGATCAACGCATTTAACGGCAAAAATTGAGGTAAGCAGGCCGGGCACTCGGGGGAATGCCCGGCCACCTCGCTGACCAGCCGGGACGCAGAGTCGGCGAGGGACAATCCATCGTCGCGGCTACACAGGCCTCGAGCTATAGGCAATAGGTTATGGGTAGCCGCTTCAAATCTCGCAGTGGCTAGATATCGACGTCGAAGCTAATGCCGTTGAAGCGGTTCGCGACCAGGCGATCGGCATTAGGGACGTGAACGTAGATGCCGACGAAGATCTCTACGCTCTTCCAGTCGCCCGCCTGCATCGCTTCCTTGATGTCGGCGCCCATGGCCATCGCATTCGTCGCGAAGCTGTGGCGGCCGCAGAGGTGCGGTGACTTGTAGGCGATCTCGGCTCGCCGACACACAGCCGCGATGCGTTCGTTGACTGACCAGCGGGACTTGAAACGGAACACCCGGTCCTCAGGCTGCTGGCCAACTGCGAGGTCGATCAGGCGTTTTGCCATGGCGTCGGTGAGGCCGCGCCTCGAGTGGGTCGAGGTCTTGGTTTTCAGCAGCACGGCTGTGCGGGCCATCAGGTCAACCTCCGACCAGCGGAGGTTGATGGCTTCGGAGATCCTCGCCCCGGTGAGGCTCATGAACATGACGAGCGCGGCGAGGTGCGGCAGCCCGTCACGGTCGCATTGGCGAACGAAGATTTGCAGCCACGGGATCGACGCCGGCACCTTGCGCCGGGGCGGCTCGGCGCGGAAGTTCGGCAGGCGCATCAGGTGGCACCAGCCGCGCTCGTATCCGTGGATCATCACCGCACGCGTCGGAGCGATGGCCTGGCGGTTGCGGGTCGAGTTCTTCTGGGTCGGGTAAAGTGTCAATGCCATCTGCTTGATGTCGAATGGCGTGATCGTGTCGAGCGGCCGGTCCTCGCCGAAGAATTCGATGATCGGGGGCAGGAAGCGTGCCTGGCCACCGTGCGCGATGTAGCTGTCGGCGGCGGCTGTAAACGTGTGCACGTCGTTGCGGGCGTGCGAAATCAATGCTCCAAGGTGAGCAGCCATGATCGAACCCCTACGTTCGGTTGCGGTTAGAGCGCGTCGCGGCCCGGCAAGGCTTCGGCGCGCTCGCCTTTGTATGGCTGGTTGCGATGGCAGCAAAGAGTCCGTGACTCGGTAGGATTAACGGCCGTGTCGGAGGTTGCGGATGCGGATCGAAGCGGCGCTTGTCGGCAATCTCGAGGTCGAGATGAAGGCCGAGCTGGAGCGCGGCGCGAAAGCCGTGACGCTCGGCACCAGGTCGACGGTCGATCAGTTGAAGGCATCCTTGCGTGCGCAGACGATGGCTGCGTTCGGCTCGCAGCGTCTCGCCAATGCGGCCTGGCGCAGCGAGGTCTATCCCAAAGGGCAGACCAGCCTTGGCGCTGCCGGCGTGCTGTTCTCGAAAGCGCCGCATATCGTCGAGGCGTTCAGCCAGACGACGACGATCCGGAGCAAGTCTGGGTTCTTTCTCGCTATCCCGTCGCCGGAGGCGATGAAGATGCGCGGCCCGCGCGGGCAGCGGCCGACGCCGGACAACCTGGAACAGCGCCTCGGGCTGAAGCTGCAGTTCGTCTATCGCCCCGGCAAGGCCTCGCTGCTGGTCGCAAATTTGCGGGAACGACGCGGCAAGCGCGGCGGCTTTGCGGCGCCATCGGCCGCAGCGCTCAAGCGAGGCGATGTGTCAAGCGTGGTGCTGTTCTTCCTCGTGCCGATGGTGCGGCTGAAGCAGGTGTTCGACCTCGACCGCTCCTATGAGCAGGCCGGCGACGACCTGGTGAACAAGATCGTCGAGGAGTGGAACCGTGGCGGTTGAGCTGAAGCGCGAACAGATCCTTACGGCCCTGGCTACGGCGCTCGGCGTCCAACGGAACATTCCGCTCGGCACGCTCGATGGCGCGGGGTTCGTGACGCTGGTCGACGGGGACAGCGAGAACACCGATACCATGATCAACCCGCCGATCTACGAATGGACGGCACGGCCGTACCTGCTGATTGTCGTCGAGGGGACGGATGCCAATGCTGTGCCCGATGCCGGTCTCGCTACGCAGATCGAGGCCTATGCCACTACGCTTGAAGGCGTGACCGACGGGCTAGGCGGGCTGGTGACTGACATCCGCCCGCAGGCTCCCGACTTTGCGCCGCGGGAGCTGTTCGGCCGCACCAACCTCAAGGGCGCCGAACTGCAGATTGAACTCGATTACTGGTCGAGCAGCTCGCTCGGCTGATGATGAACCTCTAAGCGAACCCCTCAGGAGAACTGTCATGGCCAAGGCACGCGCGCAGGGCGCGGACATCGTCACGCTCATTGCCAAGGAGTCGACCTATGGCACGGCGCCATCGGGCGACTGGACCCGCCTGCCGATGCGCTCGGACGACCTGAGCGCGGCGCAGGGGCTCGAGGATGATCCCGTCATCAATGTCGGATCGCCGGAAGCGGTTGACCCGTCGCTCGGCGCCTTCATGGTGGAGGGCGACATGGTGTTTCCAATGGACAGCCGTGCAGTGGGCTACCTGATGACCATGGCGCTCGGCGCCGAGACGGTGGTGGAGACGACCGCCGACACGCTCTGGACCCACACCTGGAAGAGCGGCAAGGACCTGTTCAGCTATTCCAAGCAGGTCGGCCACCCGAAGCTGACGACGGCCAAGTTCCGCACGCAGCTCGGTATCAAGTCGAACGGCTTCAGCTTCCCGATGCAGCGCAACGGCCGGGCGCTGCTCACCATGCCGTTCATGGCGCAGGGCGAGGTCAAAGACAACGCGACCAAGGATGCGTCGCCGATCACCTATCCCTATCTGCCGTTCGACAATGCTACCGGATCGGTGAAGGTGGATGGCGTTGCTCTCGCCAACCTCACCGGGGCGCAGCTCAACTTTTCGAACGGCCTCGAGGCGGTCGAGGCGATCCGCGACGACAACAAGATCAATGGCGTCGACGAAACCCGCCGGACCTGCACCGGCACCGCAAATTTGCGGTTCGGCGCCGATGCGACGGTCGACGACCTGGTCGACAACAAGACGCCTTGCGAGATGGCGTTCGGCTTCAAGCTGCTGAGCGATCCGACCTGGGTGCTGACCTTCACGCTGCACCGGGTGTTCTTCGAGCGTACGAAGAAGCCGATCAGCGGACCGGGCGGCATCGATCAGGCTACAGCGTTCCGCGCGGCCTATGACGAGACCGAGGGCTGCATGATGACGGTGACGCTCGCAAACGATGTCGAGGCCTACTGATGCCGCTGCGGTTGAGCAGACCGCGCACCGAGCCGGAGTGGCTTGACCTGGGATATGGGGCGGCGGTGCAGGTGCTGCCGCCCTCGACCACCATCGTGTTCGCGGCGCGGGCGCGGGCGAGCGAGATGGCGGCACAACTGGTCGAGGCCGGTGAGGTGATCACCAAGGCTGGCGCGCGGATCGAGGGTCCACTCGACCTCACCTCGCCGGCGGCACTGGCGGAAACCTCGCAGTCGCTGTTCGTGGTGGCCCTTGCCGAGATGGCCGTGGTCGACTGGCGCGGCATCCTGGCGGAGGTCGATGAGGACGAGCCCGCGGCGCCGGCCGTGCCGCTGGCGTTCGATGCCGCGCACCTGGCGCAACTGCTGTCAGACCCGGATATCGCCGAGACGTTCCTCGGAAAATACTACCGGCCGGTGCACGAAGTGGTGCTGGAGGGAAACGTCTGACGGCCCTTGCCGAGTGGCATTTCGGGAAGGGCCGGGGAAAAGACTACTGCGACGGCTGCGCGGCTTCAGGGGCAGCCTGCGCGACGACACGCAAGCAGGACTGCGCCTATCACGAGCATCGGCCGCTGACCGATGACGGGCGGCTAGCGTGGCAGCTGTTCACCGAAAACGCCTGGCGGGTGACGGTGCAGGGGATGGGCGCGATCACCGGCGCCGACACCGGCCGGGCGGCCGAGCGGCTGCGCCGGTTCGGCATGGATGGCGACGTGGCCGACGAGCTGCTCGCCGCGTGCGAGATCGGCATGGTGCGGGCCTACAACGAGAAGGACGGGCCAGATGGTCAGCAAGAGTAGGGAAGTCGGCATCCGTCTCTCGGTGAAGGACGATGCCATCGTTCGCCGCGCCCTGCAGGAGCTGGGCAAGGATGGCGAGGCGGCACTCAAGCGGATCGAGCGGGCGGGAAAGCCGGCCTCGACCTCGCTGGTGGCGCTGAACGCGGCGGCGGGCGCGGTGCGGGGAAGCATCGGCGGGATGATGGCCGGTTTCGTCGCCGGGTTGGTGCCGGTACTGACCCTGTCGGCGGCAATCAACGGCACCCGCGCCGCGTTGGAGAAATACGGCGATATCGCCGACAAGTCGAAGTCGGCTGGTCTCGACAGCGAGTTTTTCCAGGGGCTTGCCTATCAGGCGAAGCTGGCTGGTGTCGACATCGGGACGCTGTCTGGCGCCCTCGATACGTTCAACAAGAACGCGGGGCAGGCGGCCGAAGGGCGCGGCCGGATGGTCAGTGCTCTTAAAGGCGAAAACGCCGAGCTACTGCGAAACATCCAGCTGGCCACCTCGCAGGAGGAGAGGCTTCGGCTGGTCTTCGACGCGCTCAGCAAGATCGGGGACGCCAACAAGAAGGCCGCCTTGGCCGCGGCGGTTTTCGGTGAGGCGGGAACCGACCTGGTGGCAGCGTTCGAAGGTGGATCGATCGCCATCGACGAGACGATCCGCAAAGCGCGGGAGCTGGGCATCATCGTCGATCGCGAGACGATCGCGAGAGCGGACGAGCTGGGCGACAAGTTCGACACGGTCAGCGAGATCATCGACAACAAGCTCAAGACGGCACTGGTCAACCTCGGGCCGACGCTGGTGTGGGTGCTCGAGTTGCTCAACAGCATTATCAAGCTGACCGGGGATGCACTCCGGGGCGTCGGAGACTTCATGGCCGAAGGCGACGCGCAAGTCTCGACACAGGGTCTGAAGGACGAATTCGCCACCCTCGACAAGCTCTATGCGACCGCGCACGCCAAGGTAATGACGCTCACCGGCGAGCGGCAGGATGCCCTGGGCAACCAGATGCAGAACTGGCAGGATCGCATGAACGCGATCCAGGTGGAACTTGATAGGCGCGGCCCGGCCGTTGGCGTGTCCTCCACGCCGCCCGGATCGCCTCCGTCGCTGCCTCTCAACGACGAAGCCAAACAGGCGATCAAGGAAGCGGAAGCCCTGGTCAAGCGGCTCCGCACTGAGACCGAGACTTACGCCGATACTCTTGCAGACCTGCAGCAGAAGCTCGACGGCGGGCTGATCACGCAGGAGACATTCAACCGCGGGCAGGCAGAGGCGGCGCTGAAGTTTGCCAAGGCGGCCGACGATGCGGACGAGTATGCGGCTGCTCTCGGTCGGATCGAGGAGGCGCATCGCGAGGGGCTGATCACCGAGCAGCAGTATACCGACGCGGTGGAGAGCCTGACGAAGAAGCGCCTCACCGCCCAGAACGACTGGGCGGCCGGCATCCAGCTGGGGCTGATGCAGATCAAGGACGGGGCGAAGGATGTGGCGACCGATGTCGCCTCGGCGGTGACGGGCTGGGCCGACCAGCTGGGCGACCAGATCGGCAAGGCGGCACAGACCGGCAAGTTCGCCTGGCAGGACGTGGTGAAGAGCATATTGGCCGATACGGCAAAGCTGGCGACACAGCAGCTGATCTCTCGGCCATTGGCTGGATTTCTCGGCAGCGTTGCCGGCAGCCTGTTAGGCGGGGGCGGATATCTCGGCAACAGTATCGGCCCCGGCGCAAGCTTCGGGCAGCTATCGGCGTTCAGGGTGGGTAACAACGCCGACGGCACCGACAACTGGCGCGGCGGCCCAACCTGGGTAGGTGAGCGCGGACCCGAGATCCTCAACCTGCCGCGTGGCTCGCAGGTGATCCCAAATCACAAGATCGGCGGGACGAGCGTCACGCTGGCGCCGACGTATCAGATCGACGGCAGCGGTCTCTCGGAGGCGCAGCTGTTGCGGGTAATGGAAGCCAATAATGCGGCGCTTCTGGCACAGGTGCCGGGCGCGGTGAAGAAGGCCGTAGCGGATGGGGTGTTCGGATGAGCTTTCCGGCCGGCCTGTCGCAGATCGACTTCGCGCCGTTCCTGCCGATGGACGGGGCGCGCTCGGACGCGGGCGACACGTGGTGGACGATGGACGCCGATATCTACTGGCGGGGCCGCGCCTCGACGACAAAGCTCAATCCCGCGCTGCTGCAGAACTGGGAGGGCTTCATGCTCGAGGCGATGCTCAACCAGTCCGCCATCGAGTTCGTCGACCCGCAATTGCGCATCCCCGCCGCCTACCGCGGGGGCGCCTTGCCGGGCGGCTATGACGGTGTGGCGATCATCGAAGACCTGAGCGACCCGCTCAACCCGGTGGTCTCCGGCCTGCCCGTCGGCCTGGTGCTGCGGCGCGGCGACCGGATCGGGGCGGTGAATGCCGACAACAAGACCTGCCACCTGCTGACTGCCAATGTGACGGTGAGCAGCAACACGGCGCAGGCCTTGCCGGTGCTTCCGCCGATCCTCGACAACGTGTTCGGCGAAAGCGACGAGCTGCGCCTGCTCGATCCGGTGATCCGGCTGACAGTGGTGCCGAACAGCTGGAGCGCGCCACGCCGCGCGCTCAGCGAGGCGATCGGCAGCTTCGAAGTGGTCGAAGCGAGCATTGTGACGTGAAGAGTTACAGCGCGTCGATCGAGGCGCAACTGGCCTCTGGCCGGTTGCGGCGCCGCCTGGCCGTGCGGTTCGACCTGCCGAGTGGCAGCTACGGCTTCATCACCGGGTTTCGCGGCAGCCTGACAGTGGGCGAGGTGCTGTATGTGGGGTCGGGCGGACTGATCAAGCTCGACCTGCCGGAAGCCAAGATGGCGGCTGAGGCGGTCGAGGTGCCCGTATCGTTGGCCTCGCACCGCAAGATCAATGGCCAGCTTGTGGAGTTGTTCGACCCGTTCGTGCTCACCTCGATCGAGGCCGAGGTCTGGTTCATGCAGCCGGCGATCGTGCAGCGTTTCTGGTTCAACGCGGCTCGGCAGCTCGAGGAGGTCGAGCAGCTGCACCAGCTCAAGATATTCTCGGTGGAACACACCAAGACGCAGGGTGGCGGGGCGCGGGTCGAGGGGATGCTCAAGGCCCCCTCGGCCTTCGCGAAGGTGTTCGAGGCGAAGCCGAACGGGCCGGACCTGCAGCGGCAGATCGACCCTGACGACACCTCGTATGACGACATCCTGACCGCCCTGACCGACCCGATCTACTGGGGCCGCAAGGCGCCGAAGCCGGCCTCGACGAAAAGCAGGTGACCATGACCGACACTATTCCGCGCAGCCGCGTGAAAGGCTGGGAGGTCGCGCTTGCCCGCGTGATCGAGCATCATGCGCAGACACCTTTCGCCTGGGGGCAGTGCGACTGCCTGACAATGATCGGAGATGCGGTCGTCGCGGTGACTGGGGCCGATCCGATGGCGGTCTATCGGGGCCGCTATACCAGCGGCGGCGGCGCGGCCCGGGTGCTGAAGAAGGCAGGGTTCGACGATGTCGGGGCCGCCCTCGCCTCGCAGTTCGAGGAGGTCGCCCCGGCCATGGCGCGGCGCGGCGATGCCGGCATTGTCGAGACCACCGTGCGCGGGAAGAGTGTGCCGGCAGCGGTGGTGATCATCGGGGCCGAGGTGGCGGGCAAATCATCGCCGGGCAAGGCGGGCGGTACGGGTCTCAGCATCGTGTCGCGTGACCGGCTGGTGCGCGCCTTCCGGGTGGGCTGGTAGCATGCCCGCCGTCGCAGCCGCGATCCCCGGCGTCCTGCTGAACGTCGCCGCCGGCATCGCAGTCAATGCCGCCGTAGGCTTCGTCTCGAACGCCATCCTGGGCTCGGCGGACCAGTCGCGGACCAGTCGCGGCGTCGAGCGCTCGCCGCGCGCCGGGGTCAACGAGCCGGTACGGGTGATGTTCGGGGAGTTCGCGACACCTGGTCGGTTCTGGCACCAGAACAGCTACGGCGCCGACAATGACTTCCTGCAGATGGTGTTCGAGTGCGGTCGAACCGAATACGACAGCCTCAGCGGGATGCTGGCGGACGGCAAGGCAGTGTCGCTGTCGGGCTCGAATGCCGACCCCAAGGGGCGGGTGATCGACCCCTACACAGTGGGTGGCGTGCCGCATGCCTGGGTGAAGTACTACACCGGCGCGGCCGGACAGACGGCCGATGCGGAGCTGGTGACGCGGGCTAACCCGGCAGAGCGGTGGCCGTCGACCAAGACGATGGCCGGGACCGCTTATGCCATCGTCACCGTGCGCTACGACGAGAAGGTGTTCGAGGGCGGGTTGCCGGAGTGGACCTTCATCTGGCGGGGCGCCAAGCTCTACGACCGGCGCAAGGACTCGACCCAGCCGGGCGGATCGGGCGCGCATCGCTGGGGCAACCCCTCGACCTACGAATGGACGGCGAACCCCGCCATCATCCTCGACAATTTCCGCCGCGGGCTGTGGCTTAATGGCGTGCGGGTGCTGGGTATCGGGGTGAACGAGGCGGCCTGCCATCATGCCCGCATCGTCGCGGCGGCCAACCTCTGCGACGAGGATGTGTTCTACGAGGATACCGGCCGGACGCTGCCGCGCTACATCTTCGGTGGCGAGATTTCCGATGCCGAGGATCAGATATCGGTGGTGCGGATGCTCGAGACGGCCATGGCCGGGTACGGCGCCGAGTTCGGGGGGGCCTATGCGCCACTGCCGGCACAGACCATGTCTTCGGTGCTGACGCTGACCGACAAGGATCGCGTCTCCGGCTCGGACGTGAGCGAGAAGACGCGGCTCGACCCGACGCAGGTCAAGACAGCCTATAACGGCATGTTCGTGTCGAAGGCCGACGGCTGGGTCGAGAAGGAATATGGCCTGCGCGCCGACACGACGGGGGAGACGCTGGAAGGCGGGCGGCGACAGGGCAAGCTCGACCTCGAGTTCATCACCGAGCAGGAGATCGCGTCGAGCGTCGCTGAAATCATCATGCGGCGCGATCGCTACTCCGCAACGCTGGTCGAGACGTTCGGACCCAAGGCGGCGAAGCTCGAGCCGGGCGACGTGATCACGCGGGTGAATGCGCTGCTCGGCACCGTGCCGATGATGGTGTGGAGCGTGCGCGAGCTGTCTGGAGCGCGCTACCAGCTGACACTGCGCCGCTGGGACAACGCAATCGTGCCCGACCCGACAGAGGGGTTCGTGCCGGTGCTGCCGGCGCCGATCGCGGCGCCGGTGCCGGATAGGCCGATCACGGTCAGCGCGTTGCTGGCGGTGGCGGCGACGCAGGTCTCTGGCCCCAACACGGTGCCTGCGATCCGCGTCACCTGGACGCCGATCACCGATCGCACGGTCGACCGGGTGCTGATCAAGTACTGGCGCGATGGCGAGCCGGACGATGCGCGCTACCTCAGCGTCGACGATCCGGGCGCCGGGCTGGCGGTAATCGAAGGCGTGGTGCCGGACGCGGACTATGTGGTGGCGGGGACGATCGTCACGACGCCACCGCGCACGACGATCTGGTCGGCAGAGTCGGTGGTGACGACCGGTGCCCTGACGGTGGCGACCGTGCCGGGTGATAACTCGGTCGACTTCACCAAGCTGACGGGCGACCTGCGATCTCTGCTCACCTGGATGGGTTCATCGGCGCGGGAGTTGAAGCAGGCTCTTGATGTCACCGGCCGGCTGGTGGCGGAGCAGGACCTCGCCAACTTCGGCGCGTTCAACCAGCTTCGCCGCGGCATCAACGTCAAGCTCGACACCCTGTCGGCCAGCTTCGACGAGGTGATCGAGGTGGCACTCGGGCCGGGTGGAGCGATCGCAACGGCCCTCAGTTCGCTCTATGCGGCGATGGGCGGCAACTCGTCCGAGGTGAATGTCCGCTGGCAGGCGGTGGCTGCGCCGGTTGGATACTCGGCCCGCTATGCCATCCAGGCGGCGGTGAATGACGGCTCGTTCCGAGCGGCCACCTTCCTGCTCGACGTGCCGGCCAACCCGGCCGAACCGACCCGCGTCGTGCTGGTGGGCGATCAGGTGGTGCTGGCGAACTCGGACGCGTCGATCCTGAAGCCGGCGCTGCTCGTCGAAGATGGGGAGATCAAGTTCGTTGGCGCGCGAGCCGGACGCATCGCGTCGGCAGACGGCACGTCGATGGTGCTCGACTTCGATGATCCGGAAATCCTGATGGTGAGCCCGCCGTGACCGCCGGAGACATGTGGTTCCGCGCCAAGGCCTCGGTGGGCCGCGTGGCAATCTGGGAGGAGCCGCCTACCGGCGACCCGATGGCGCCCTATGACGATCCGGTCGCGAACTTCGACTATGTCCGGTTCTGCTCGGACTTCCTCTACCTGTCGGTGACCGATGCCGACACCGTCACGGTCAACCACACCCTTTGCGCCGGGGTTTCCGGCACCGGCTATTCGGTGGGCAACGGCGCCCAGAACACCGGCACCACGGCACCCATCGCTAACGGTCAGGTGCGCGTCAGCACCATCGACCTTGTGACCCACGGCCTCCCGTACGTGCCCCAGTTCTCGGTGCTGCACCAAGGGCGCATCGTTTCCGCAGGGATGGTGGTCCAGACCGCAGAGTCGCGGGTCAGGCGGGTCTCGGCGTTCGCCACCAGCACGAAGATCTGCCTCCGCGAAGTGGCGATCTCGAGCGAGAACGACCTCGCCGCCGTGTCGCTCGACTACACCGTGCTGGTTTTCGCCAACCCGGATGCCAACCCGGCAAAGCCCTTCCTGCGCATAAAGCCTGACGAAGAAATCTGCCTCGCCTGGGGGAAGGTCACTGATAGCCAGCGGGTCTTGCGTCGCACCGAGCCGGGGGACGCGACCTTCTACATCCCCATCGATCGAACGATCGACATCAAGAACGGGGCGGTGCGCAACATCTCGCCGATCGCCGGCACCGTCGACTACGGCATCTACACCGGCAACTTCGTCGACGCCGAGTCGGTGGAGGTTTCGTACTGATGGCCCGATCGCTGGAAATCACTGGCGGGCGGGTGCTTGGCCTCAAGGATGGCGTGTCGTTTTTCGACACCGATGCCTACCCGGTGCAGTTCTACCCGCCGGAAAACGTCATCTCGATCACCGGCCAGACCATCACCTTCCCGGACTTTCATCACACGAACGCATATGGCTTTGTTTCCGGCGACACGGGCGGCGGGGTGATCAAGCAGTCGTGCCACAGCTTCGTGAGCATCCCGTTCCAGGAATGGGGGCCGAGCGACGCTCCCGGCATCACCGACACCCTCGACGACATCGTGATCGGCACCGTCCCGGATGGAACCGATATCCGGCTGGTGCGGATCAAGCTGACGCGCACCAATGCACCCGACCAGGTCAACGGCACCACCGTGCCGGTTGAGCCGGTCGAGGGTGAGTGGACCAACTGCGACGGCGGCAGCCTGCTCCTCGAGTTCCTGTGGCCGATCGTCCGGATGATCTGGATACGCAAGGCCTCCGCCTCGAACGGCGACGGCACAACGAACCTGCTGCTGACGCGCAAGCAGAGCATCCAGAAGCGCAAGTACACCCACTGGCGATCGGGCAACAGCCCTCTCAGCACCGGCTGGACCTGGGGTGGCACCAACGGCAACTACGGCCACATCGTCAAATCCATCGAGTCCAAAGGGCCGAGCACTGTTGTTGGAGGTGTTCTCACTTTCCGCCGAGGTGACGGCGCGGCTTGTTCCTTGACCGACAGCTCCGACTTCTCGTCAACCTACACTGCCGACATAGAGGTGCTGCCGGGGCGCTCGAACATCGCGCCGGAAGCGGCGGGCGGAGGGGCAGGGGCGCTGCAGTTCTTCCTGGCCGATATCGACACCGCCAACCCGAACTCGACAACCCACACCTACGTCGACAAGTTTCTCGGCACAGCGCCCGTTTCGGGGGAGACGCGCCACGTCATCGTGGCAGTGACGGCCTACCGGGGCGCCTCGGCGAACAACGACATCAGCGGCGTCACCATAAACGGCGTGGCCGCGACGCAGGTCGCCAAGCAGCGGACGACCGCCGGCTCCGCTACTGTCATCTCCGCCATCTACATCGCCGCGGTGCCTACCGACGACGAAGGCGATGTCGTCGTTTCGTTCAGCACTGCCGCGGCGTGGGTGAGCCAGGTGGACGTTTACGCCGCCTATAATCTCGCCTCCGCCACTGCGGACAATACGCAGGTCAGATCGACGCCGGGCACCTCGAACCTCACCACAGTCGCCGACGGCATCGCCGTCGCTGCCTTTGCGACCCGTTCCACTTCCGGCACGCAAGGTGTCACGGGTATCGGCAACGTGGTGAGAGAAGACTGGGACTCGGCGACACCCTCCGTCGCAGCCGGTGGGCGGTTCCGCGGCTACCAGAAGACCGACGGCTCCACGCTGGCGATCGTCCAAACCAACACCACCGGCGATGCGGCCTTCTGCGCCGCGTCCTTCCACTAGAAGAGGCGCCTCATGCCATCCACCACCTTCTACGCTACCGGCACCGTGTCGGTGGCCAATGGCGGCACGACCGTCACCGGCGTCGGGACGGCGTGGATCGGCAAGGTCTATGCCGGCGACCTCTTCACCGACCCCGCGCAGGGCCTTGTGGCGCGGGTCACGGCCGATGCCGTGTCCGACACCTCGCTCAGCATCAACCCCTGGCCCGGCACGGCCCTCAGCGCCGACCCCTACGAGATCCTGATGACGCCCGACACGACGCGCGTGCAGGAGCGCACGCGGCAGCTGCTCGAGGCTTTGGCGAGCGCGGCCAATGTCGGGTTCGATCCACCGTCGGGAATGACGGCCGACGACGTGCAGGCGGCGATCGAGGAAGTGTTTGCCGAGGTCGATGGCGCGGCGCCGCAGGTCACCACCTACACCAAGTCCGAGACGGACACTCTGGTGGCCAACGCGGCGGCAGGAGCGGCGATGCGCGGCACGGTGCGGGCGGCCACTACTGCCAACATCACGATTGCGACGGCACTGAACAATGGCGATGCCCTCGACGGCGTGACGCTCGCGACCGGCGACTTGGTGTTGGTCAAGAACCAGTCCTCGCCGGCAGAAAACGGAGTGTACGTCGTCGGAGCGTCCCCCGCGCGGGCGGCCCAGTTCGACACCTATGACGAGCATCCGGGCGCGGTGATCGTGGTTCAGGAGGGCACCGCGAACGCCGACAGCTTCTGGTACTGCACCAGCAACAAAGGCGGGACGCTGGGCTCGACGGCGATCACCTTCGCCCAGCAGACCACGAGCATCGCGCAGTTCACGCCGGCCGGCTCAGGCGCTCCGGCGAAATTCGAGTTCGCCGAGCAGACGACGAATGGAACGAACAAAACAGCGCTGCAAGCTGCTTCGGCACTTGGCGCCGATAATGTCGTTACGCTGCCTGCCGGCAGCGGGGTTGCCGCATTGCGGTCGGACATCGATCTGGCTGCCGGCTTCCGAGATCGCCTGATCAACGGCGACGGGGCGATCAACCAGCGAGGTGCAACCTCGCAGGGCGACGACACCTACGCTTGGGACAGGCATTACGTACTGACGCAGACGGCTGCGATCGGCATCTCCTCGCTCAGCGACGTAGCCAATGGCCTGCCTTCCATGATGCGCGCGACGCAATCGCAAGCGTCGGCACAGCGCATGGGCATTGCCCAGATCATCGAGGCGGCAAACTGCAAGGATCTACGCGGGCAGGCCGTAGCGCTGATCGGCAAGCTCCGCTGCTCGTCGGCGCAGGCGATCCGGTACGCCATTCTCGAATGGACGGGGACGGCCGATTCCGTGACGTCGGACGTGATCAACTCCTGGACCAATGGCACCTTCACCGCGGGTCAGTTCTTCAACTCCACGACGTTGACCGTATCGGCAGTTGGCACGCTCACCCCGGTAGCCAATACCGTCACTGACTTCCAACTGCCGGCAACCCTCGGTTCGTCGGGCAACAACATCATCGTCCTCATCTGGACCGAAGGCACAGCGGCGCAGAACGTCACGCTCGACGTGGCATGGCAGTTCGCCAAGGGCGACTTCACCGGGCAGACCTATCCGATTTCGAGGCGCTCGCGCGAGCAGGAGATGGCGCTCTGCCAACGTCACCTGGTTGTCTATGGTGGCAATGCTGCGTTTGAGGCCGCCTGCATAGGATTTGCGGCCACCACTGCAATCGCAAACGGCATCTTTGCCTTCCCGGTGGCGATGCACCGCGCACCAAGTGTGACGTACTCAGCGGTTGGGCATTGGGTAATTCAGTACAGCGCGTCATCAACTGTCGTGACTGTAATTGCGATCAACCAATCATCGCCAATTCTGACCAGCGTATATTTTACAGGCACAGGGACCCCGCTGACGGTGTCCTCTTGTGTCGTGGTTCAAGCTAACAACACTACGAGCGCAAAGCTGTTCTTCGAGGCTGAGCTCTAGAAGAGACGCTGCACTCGATCATCCGTCTGGCCGGGCAAGGATAAGCCGCCCGCCGCCTAACCAACCCCTCCACCGGAGATCATCCCTATGCGTCTGACCGCCAATTGGCGGGCAGTGATGCGTCACGCCTGGAGCGTGCGCCTCATTCTGCTCGCGCTGCTGCTCGACGTGGTCGCTGCGGCCCTCCCGTTCGTCGAGGTGCCGGTGCACCCGGCCATCCCTTCGATCCTCGGCGCGCTCGCCACCGGCGGCGCCTTCCTCGCCCGCTTCGTGGCGCAGAAGCGCCTGAGTGCGCCGGACACCACCAGCATCCCTTGGGAAACAGGAGAAACCCATGAAGACCAGCACTAAGGGCGGCATCGCAGGTGCGGCGCTCGCCGTTATCATGGCCGCTGCGGCCATCGTGCAGCCGTGGGAAGGACGCGAGCTGCGCGCCTACTACGACATCGTGGGGGTGCTGACGATCTGCGATGGCGATACGCACGACGTGAAGCCCGGCCAGGTAGCCACGCCGGCCGAGTGCGACCAGCGGCTCTACACGCAGCTGACCGCGTTCAAGGCCCGGCTCGACAAATGCCTGACCTATCCGCTGCCCACCAAGACTGCCGCGGCGTTCCTCAGCTGGTCCTACAATGTCGGGACCGGGGCGGCCTGCGCTTCGACCCTGGTGAAGCTTGCCAACGCCGGCAATCTCAGGGCGGCGTGTGAGCAACTGATGCGCTGGAACCGGGCAGGCGGCCAGGTCGTGCGGGGGCTCACCAACCGGCGCGAGGCCGAGCGGAAACTGTGCCTCGAGGGGCTCGGCTGATGGCCTGGCTTCGCGCCCTGCCGCTGCTCTGGCGGCTCGTCACCATCGGTAGCGTGCTGGCGGCACTCGCTGGTGGCGCATGGGCCGTCTACGCGCACATCCGCGCCGAAGGCTTTCGCGAGGGCTACGCCAAGGCATCGGCGGAGTGCGAGGCGGAGCAGCAGAAACAGGAACTCGCCAACCGCAACGCGATCGACGCTGCCCACAAGCAGCTGATCGAGATGTCCGATGAACTCGCGCTCAAGGAGCTGCAAGTCGATGACTACGTCAAAGCGCTCGATCTCGCCGCTGCTGCCGACCCTCGCGCTGCTGAGCAGTGCCTTGGTGCTGACAGCGTGCGGCGCCTCAATGCCATCCGCTAGGGCTCCGATCAGCCTGCCGGCGCTGACGCCGGAGGTGCGGAAGATCCACGAGCCGGTGGTGATCCCGGATGGTCCGCTGACCCAGCAGGTCACCGAGACCTCGTGGGCCAAGGATCGCGCCAGCCTGGTGCAGTGCGAGGCCGGCAAGGCGGTGCTGATCAACTACAACGACGTGCTCACCGTGCGCCTGGCGGGCGCGAACCAGCGGTAGGCCGAATGGCAACCAATCCACAACAACGCCGGGCGTCACGGCGACCACGCTCTGAGGGCACCGTGGCCGACAACACAACACTCCTGCTCGAGATGATGCGGCAGTTTCGGGAGGATTATGCTCAAGATCAGGCATCAGCGAGCCAGACCCGAGCCGCGATGCGGCAACGGATCGACGAGGTATTCGACCGCCTCGCTAAGATGGAAACCACGGCGGCGCTGTCGGGCGAAGTGGATGCCCAAGTTCGCACCGAGCTTGACGCGCTGACAAAAGCTTTGACGAAAGTCGAGCCCGTCGCCGTCGAGTGGAACCGTGTGAAGAGCATCGGCAAATGGGCGGCCAGCGGCCTGCTCGCCAGCGGTGTAGGTATTGGCGCCCTCGCCGCGACAGCCGGCGACCAGGTGATCGCGACCATCCAGACGATCAAGGCGTGGCTGCACGTCCAGTAACCCGACAGAACCTCCGCTCGCGGGATGACGCCGCGAGCATCACTGGCCCCCGGTCCTCCCGCGCGGAGGCTGGGGCTTTTTTGTTCGAGCGCTCAGCGTTTCGTGCGGCGTCTGAAAAACTCGGCGCTGAGAGCATCCACCACGCGCTGAAGGGTAGCCGCGATCGTCTGGGCCCCATCGTTGCGCGGTTTGATCTTCTCCATCACCCACATCATGTTCTCGTAGGCTGCCGCTTCGTTGGCGAAGTAGCCGGGCTCGATCTCGCCCCGCTTCGCCTTCTCGATCATGTCGAGCGTGTGGCGTTCCCATGCCGTCTTGCCTGCGGCTGCCTTCGCCATCTCGATCACCTTTGGCCATGCCAGATTGGCGGCATCAGACGCCGCCTGTTTGCTGGGCGCAATGTCCGATATTGCCTGCCCGTCGTACCGGACCGACCAGGAGTACTGGCCGGGGATGGCGAAGAGGTAGGGCGTCAGCCGGGCATAGCGCTCCGGCTGCTCTCGCCAGCCCTCGGGGTAGGCGATGAAGCCACCCTCAGGATGCGGCTGCCAAGGGAGACGAGGCGCTGACAT